CAGCTTGGCGGTTCAGCTGATACTCCTACTGTAACCACGCAGCTCTACCGTGTCCGCAAGACCTGGTCTGACAGCAAGTCGCAGAAAGGCGCATACAAGATCCTCTCCAACGCCAAGAAGTGCGCTGATGCCAATCCGGGATATAGTGTGTTTGATGTAAACGGTGTAAACATCTACACATCGAAAACAACAGCCGCAGAGGTTCCGTTCCTTGTGAAGGTCAGCATCACCGACCTCAATATCCGCAAAGGGCCGGGGACGGACTACGCCAAGACCGGGAAGTTTACCGGCAAGGGCGTGTTCACTATCGTTGAGGTGAAATCCGGCAAAGGCTCCACGACGGGCTGGGGACGGCTCAAATCCGGCGCTGGGTGGATCTCGCTTGACTACGCAGCCAAAATCAAATAACTTAACCTGCTGAAAGCCCATCGAGCCATAACGGTTCGGTGGGCGTATTTTTTTCGGCCAAAATAGGCTTCTATGTCCAGATGGGTCATTGAGGGAAACCCTCGGAACGGAGGAACCACAATGACAAATCAGCAAAAAGAACAGATTACCGCCCTGCGCTCACAGGGATATGGATACGCCACCATCGCCAAGGCGGTGGGACTGAAGAAAGATACCGTTGTCGCGTTCTGCCGTAAGATGGGAATGACCGGCACGAAGGCTGCAGATAACAGACGCATTGAACTGGACGCCGGATTCTGCCTGCAGTGCGGCGCTTTGCTTACGCAGACTCCCGGAAGAAAGCGAGTCAAGTTCTGCTCGGATAACTGCCGTACTGCCTGGTGGAATGCACACCCGGAAAAGGTCAACCGCAGAGCCGTATACCACTTCACCTGCGCTCACTGCGGAAAGCCCTTCACTGCCTATGGCAACGCAAAAAGAAAATACTGCTCTCACGCCTGCTATATCGCAGACCGCTACAAAGGCGGTGACGGGCATGAGTGAGGACAAATTCCGTTCTGAAATGAGCTACCTTGCCGCCCTCTCCATCGCAAAGAATCTCCGAGAAAAGGGGCTTCTGAGCGAGGAGGAATATGCCGTAATTGATACAAATCTGAGGGCTGAGTTTTCGCCATCTTTGGGTACATTATTATCGGAAAATGACTTGATATAATCGGCNTTCAGAGTGATATATAGTGTCGGAAAGGAGTGATTTCATGCGGATNGTAAATAAAATCGAAGCGAAAACACCGCAGATGCCGCGCCGCAAAAGGGTCGCTGCCTACGCAAGAGTCTCGATGGAGTCCGAGCGGCTGCAGCACTCCCTTTCGGCACAGGTCAGCTTTTACAGCAGTTTGATACAGAGCAATCCCGCCTGGGAGTATGTGGGCGTATACGCCGACAACGGGATAACCGGCACCAAAGCCGAAGTCCGCGAAGAGTTCAATCGGATGATTGCCGACTGCGAAGCCGGAAAAATCGACATTGTTCTGACAAAGAGCATTTCCCGTTTCGCGCGCAACACCGTTGACCTGTTAAATACGGTGCGCAGGCTCAAGGAGCTGGGCGTTTCCGTNCAGTTTGAAAAGGAGCGCATCGACTCCCTCACCGAGGACGGCGAGTTGATGCTGACCCTCNTNGNNTCCTTTGCNCAGGAGGAAATACGCAGCCTGTCGGACAACGTCAAATGGGGTACCNGNAAACGNTTTGAAAAAGGNATNCCCAACGGCCGNTTTCAAATNTATGGNTACCGCTGGGATGGCGATCATCTGGTCATCCANGAGGAGGAGGCAAAGATCGTTCGGCTCATCTACGACAATTACATGAACGGTTTGTCNGCGGAGACCACAGAAAAGCAGCTTGCCGAGATGGGTGTAAAATCCTATAAGGGACAGCATTTCGGCAACACCTCCATCCGGCAGATCCTCGGAAACATCACTTATACGGGCAACCTTCTGTTCCAGAAGGAATATGTGGTTGACCCCATCAGCAAGAAAAGCAGGATCAACCGTGGGGAGCTGCCGCAGTATTTCGTGGAGAACACCCACGAAGCCATCATTCCAATGGAGGTCTACCAGGCGGTGCAGGCCGAGAAAGCGCGCCGCCGTGAGCTTGGCGCCTTGGCAAACTGGAGCATTAACACATCCTGCTTTACCAGCAAAATCAAGTGCGGCCGGTGCGGAAAGAGCTATCAGCGGTCTAACCGCAAGGGGAGAAAAGACCCTAATGCCAACTACACCATCTGGGTCTGCGGTACCCGAAGAAAGACCGGGAATGCCCAATGCCAAAACAAGGATATCCCGGAGCAGATGCTCAAGGAAGCCTGCGCTGAGGTCATGGGGCTGGATAAGTTTGACGAGATCATCTTTTCAGAGCAGGTAGACCGCATTGAGATTCCTGCTCCGAATGAGATGGTCTTCTATTTTAAGGACGGCCGCATCGTGCCGCGCCACTGGGAATCCACCATGCGGAAGGACTGCTGGACAGATGAGCGCAGAGCCGCCAAAGGCCGATATGTTCAGGAGCATCAGCTTGGCCCCAACAGTTCCTGCTTCACCAGCCGCATTCGCTGCGACAGCTGTGGTGAGAACTACCGCAGGCAGCGGTCACGGCACAAAGACGGCAGTTTTGATTCCGTATGGCGGTGTGCGTCCAGCGGAAAATGCCAAAGCCCCAGTATCAAGGAAGAGGTCCTCAAAAAGCTGTGTGCTGAGGCTATGGGGCTGGAGTCATTTGACGAGATGGCTTTCCGTGAGCAGATCGCCTGCATTCACATCATGGCTCCATTCCAGCTTTCCATCNGCTTCTTTGACGGTCACGTCTTTGAAGCGGNATGGGAAAACAAACGGAANATGCCCNGNCACACAGAGCAGCGCAAGCAGCATATGCGGGAAGTAATGATACAGAGATGGAGGGAAAANCGTGGCGAAAGTAACGACNATACCGGCNACNATNAGNCGNTTCACGGCAACGCCGATCAATGAAAAGAAAAAGCGCCGCACCGCCGCCTACGCCCGTGTTTCCACGGACAGCGAGGAGCAGCTCACCAGCTACAGCGCCCAGGTGGACTATTACACCAACTATATCAAAAGCCGGGACGATTGGGAGTTTGTTTCCGTGTATACAGACGAGGGCATAACAGGTACGAATACCAAGCACCGCGAGGGCTTCAAACGCATGGTGGCGGATGCGCTGGCGGGCAAAATAGACCTCATCGTCACCAAGTCGGTCAGCCGTTTTGCCCGCAATACGGTAGACAGCCTGACCACGGTGCGCCAGCTCAAGGAAAAAGGCGTGGAGATNTATTTNGANAANGAAAATATCTGGACCCTGGACAGCAAGGGCGAACTGCTNATCACCATTATGTCCTCNCTGGCGCAGGAGGAAAGCCGGAGCATTTCNGAGAACTGCACCTGGGGACAGAGAAAACGTTTTGCAGACGGAAAGGTCACCGTGCCCTTCAAGCGGTTCCTCGGCTACGACCGGGGGCCTGACGGCAATCTGGTTCTGAATAAGGACGAGGCAGTCATCATCCGCCGCATTTACAGTATGTTCCTGCAGGGCATGACGCCGCATGGCATTGCCGCCAGACTGACCGCCGACGGCATCAAATCGCCGGGCGGCAAGGACAAATGGAACGCAGGAGCAGTTCGCAGCATCCTCACCAACGAGAAGTACAAAGGTGATGCCCTCCTGCAAAAAAGCTACACGGTGGATTTCCTCACCAAAAAGAAAAAGGTCAACGAGGGTGAAATTCCGCAGTACTATGTGGAGGGCAACCACGAAGCCATCATCCAGCCGGAGGTGTTTGAACTGGTACAGCAGGAACTGGAGCGCAGAAAAAGCAGCCGTGGTCGGCATAGCGGCGTCCATCTTTTCTCCGGCAAGATACGCTGCGGACAATGCGGCGAGCGGTACGGCTCGAAGGTCTGGCATTCCAACAGCAAATACCGTCGGGTAATCTGGCAATGCAATCACAAGTATGACGGCGAGGAAAAATGCTCCACTCCGCACTTGACAGAGGATGAGATCAAAGCGATGTTTGTCTCCGCGGCAAACAAGCTGATAGGAAAAAAGGCTTCAATCATCTCGCCGCTCCGGGCTTCGCTGGATGTTGCTTTCGACATCTCCGCACTGGAAGCCGAAACTGCGGAACTGCAGGATGAGATCATGGTAGTCTCAGACCTTATCGAAAAATGCATCTACGAAAACGCTCATGTGGCGCTCGACCAAACGGAATACCAGAAACGCTATGACAGTCTCACCGCACGGTTCGATACTGCGAAAACACGGCTGGAGGAAATCGAAGCCGCCATTGCCGACAAGAAATCCAGACGGGCGGCAATCGAAGCCTTTCTGGACACACTGACGAAGGCTGATCTGATGGAAAAATTTGATCCTGCCCTCTGGTGCGGGCTGGTGGACTTCGTAACCGTCTATGCCAAAGACGATGTGCGGTTTACCTTTAAGGATGGGCAGGAAATTAAAGCATAAGGATAAAAAATATACTCCTCACTACCATTACGGCGGTGAGGAGCTTTTCTGTGCATATAAAAACAGCCGTTTTGGATTTTACACCGCAACGACTGATTTTACACCGCAAAGGCACACTTTTTAATTATTCCTCGGCTTTGTATCAAACTCGGTAAGATTATTTCAAAAAATGTAAGTGATGCCAATTTATTTTGGAATTCTTCCAATTTTTTATCTCTGGTACGCTTCACTTGAATTGCTCTAACACTATCAAATTCCTTTTGCAAATCTTCCAAAAAAAGAGGACTAATAACTTTATGAATATTTTCAATAGATGTATAATGCATTCCTCCTGAACGTCTGGTCTCAGGATTTAATGTAGATTCAAATACCGCTCCAAATATAGTTGGAGAAATATCACTCCAGTCAAAATCTTCTGACGCTTTTGTAAGAAGTAATTCTTTAATTTCCTCTGTAAAAGGTGGTATCTCAATAGTTTCATCAGCAAATAACCCACCATTTACATATGGGAACTGAGCAAGTTCTTCTTCCAAATACTCGTCTCGCTCTGATACAGGTGTATCCAATATCTTAAATAATTCTATTAAAGCTCTCCGGCAATCCTTTACTTCATATGTTTCCAAATAATCGTGAAACATATTTCTCTTTCCAAAAATACCAGCATCTTCTGCATACAAGCAAAAAACAATTCGCACACATAAAGCATTCAGGCTCTTTAGTTTATGCTCTCTTTT